CGGTCACATCGTAAACCGAGGCGACTGGATCATCACTGGCGTGAAGGGTGAGCATTACCCTGTAAAAAGTGATATATTCCAAGCAACCTATGAGCCAGTGGAGGATTTAGATGGACTTGGAAGAGAAGCGGAAACGTCAACGAGAAGCAACCAAGCGTTGGAGAGAGCGAAACCCTGAAAAAGTTATTGCGGCAAACCAAAAAAAGCGTGTCAGGATTTATGACCCTGAAAAAAGAAAAGCATGGCGTGAAGCAAGACTTAAACGTGACCCAGCGTATCGAGTCAAAACAAACGACCAAGCTAAAAAGCGCAAAGATGCCATCAATAGTTTTTTGAGGAATCACAAATTAAAAGTTGGGTGTTTGGATTGCGGATATTTAGAGCATCATGCGGCTCTTGAATTCCATCATGAAGGGGACAAGGACATAAATTTGTCGTTTGCAAAAAGCATGGGAATGGCAAAACGCGAAATGAAAAAATGCGTTGTGCTTTGTTCCAATTGCCATCGCATTAGACATTGGAATGAACTTCACCTTACTGCAAGCCTGACATTTTTGAGATGACTTACGAACCAGTTGAGATGACGTTTGAACACAGGAGCTACCCATGACTGAGAAAAAAGAGATGAGCCAACTGGCCCGACAACTGTTGGGTGGTTCCGGCGCGGTGACATTCTTCACCCAACAAGAGTTTGATGACGCTTTGACCATTGCCAAGGCGGAGATCATGACGGTGGCTATTGAGACCACCAAGAGGGCCATCCTGATTGAGCGTGAGGCTTGCGCAGATGTGGTCAGGAGCCTCGCAGACGACGAGGATGAGGGTGAGGTAGCCACAGCCCTTAAAAACGCCGCATGGGCCATTCTGAGCCGCATTCCATCCCAAAGGCAGTGACATGAGCTTCAGAGAATCTACGGTCAAGTACATCAAGGATCTGTTGAAGCCCAAGACCATCCACGAGATCATTGCCAAGGAGCTTAAAGAGGCGCACCTGCGCAAGCTGGAGGCAGAGAGTGCGGTGGAGTACGCAAAGGCATTGGCTGTCTACAACGAGCAGAGGATCATTCGCCTGCAAAAGCGTTTGAGTGAGCACACCGAGGAAGGGGACTACGCATGACACAAGATGAAATCTACCAAATGGCGTTGTCAATATTTCCAATATCTGACAAAGACCCAAATGCAACATTTATTGCTTTGTTGATTCAATTTGCCAAACAGATAGAACGACGCATTCTGTCAATGGACAATCCGCACCTCAGAATTGCATTGGATGCCGCTCAAGACAAGGCAAGAAAAGATGAGCGTGAAGCCTGCGCTGAGTTACGAAACATGTTTCACCCTATTGATGGTCACGGTCGTAAGGAGATGATTGACGCAATGAACCGAGGGTTAGATGAGTATCAAGCCGCCATCAGAGCCAGAGGAGAACAAGCATGATTGAAGTATTGAAACAGGCGCTTAAGGCGTTTGAAGTAGCAACCACACCTTTGGCAAAAGACAGGCAAGAAGTTTTAGAAGCAGTCGCCGCCATCAACCAAGCCATTGCAGAGTTGGAAAGCCAAGAGCCTGTTGGATGGATAGATAGTAAAGGCAACATGCTTTGTGTAAAGATAAATGAATCTTGCAGACCCCTCTACACCCACCCACCACAGCGCACAGAGCAAGAGCCTGTGGACTACAAAAAGTTAGCGGATTTAGGCTGGCAAGCAATTGAATGCGGAATTTGTGGTGGCGGTGCAATGGGATACCCACAGCGTGAATGGGTAGGGCTGACGGATGAGGAGTTTCAGTATTGCGTTCAACTTAAAAACCCCGAAGCAATTGCTGAAGAGGTTGAAGCCAAGCTCAGAGGGAAGAACACATGATTGACCGCCTGATCCTGAGCGCCGTGCTGGGAACCATTGGCTGGAATGGCCTGTATCCGTCAGAGCCGGAGCCAATGACGCCTCATCAACTCAGAGTTAAGGCCATTGAGGCATCGAAGTCCGAGGCATGCAAATCAAAGAAGAAAACCAAGGCCCTGAAAGAGTTCTGTAACCGCAGAAAAGACAGGCTTGGTGGTAAAATGAACGCATGAATGCGTTTGATTACAAAGGCCCAAGCCAAATCACCAAGCAGATCATGTTCTCGCACAAGACCAGCGTGAACTCGACCAAGTCTGTGGAAAAGGCTAGGGATAACGGCTCGGATCCCGGCACGCTGTATGGCATAAGCAGGAAGGGTGACGAGAGCGTCGCAAGGTACAACGCATTGCGCCAACTTGGCAAAAGGAAACTTGAAGTTAAAATCGCGCCCAATGAGATAAACGGAGAGCGCCATGGCAACAAAGAAGACAAAGCCGCTTGAAGGGCAAAAGGAGCCTGTGGAGCCAATAGCCACGGAGATCCTGACCAAGCCCGCGCCAAAGAAGGTTGGACGCCCCACAGTATTCAACAAAAACATCGCTGATGTCATCTGTATCCGTATATCCGAAGGACAGAGCCTTAGGCAGATACTGAAGGATGAGGGGATGCCTGCGCAGTCGTCGGTTTATGAGTGGTTGATCGCCCACCCAAGTTTTGCGGAGCAATACACTCGCGCCCGGGAAGAACAGGCCGATACCTTGGCTGACGAAATCATTGCAATTGCTGACGAACAGCCCGAAATTGTTGCGGTTGTGGACAAAAAGACTGGGGCGCTGATTGAGCACAAGCTGGACGGAGCCTTCCTCCAATGGCAGAAGAACAGGATCGACGCCCGCAAATGGACTGCCATGAAATTAAAACCTAAGAAGTACGGCGACAAGCTTCAGGTGGCAGGCTCAAAGGATGAGCCTGTGGAGCACAAGGTCGAGGTCATGTCCCTGTTTGATGGCCTGATGCAGAACTTGGAGCTTTCCAAGCAGGTAAAGATCAGTGAGTGAGACCCTTGACCTAGCCACCCTGCTGGCTGATCCTGACATCCGACAGCAGTTTGAGTCCATTCCGGATGAGAATTACAAGGCCGCATGGGCTTGGCGTGCCACATGGCTATCCAAGGCCCACCTGCACCAAGTCCTGCCCACTGGGGACTGGTGGAGCATCTGGCTTATGCTGGCGGGCCGGGGCGCTGGAAAGACCCGCACAGCGGCTGAGCAGATCGCTTGGTGGGCATGGAAGCAACCCAACACAAGATGGCTTGTGGCGGCTCCTACGTCGTCTGACGTGCGTGCCACCTGCTTTGAGGGTGACTCTGGCCTGCTGGCTATCATCCCGCCCCAACTGATTGAGGACTACAACAAGGCCCTGCACGAGCTTAGGCTGGTCAACGGCTCCCTGATCAAGGGCATCCCGGCATCCGAGCCTGAACGCTTCCGTGGCCCTCAGTTCCATGGAGCATGGTGCGACGAGCTTGCCGCATGGGACTACCTGCAAGAGGCGTGGGATCAGATCCAGTTCGGCGTGCGTCTGGGTAAGCAAACAAAGATCATCTGCACCACGACCCCCAAGCCCAAGGACTTGATCCTTGAGTTGATCGGCAGGAAGGGCGAGGACGTGGTGGTGACCACCGCCTCAACTTACGCCAACCTTGCAAACCTGTCGGATAACTTCCAGCGCCAGATCCTGCAATACGAGGGAACAAAGCTTGGTAGGCAGGAAATCTACGCCGAGATCATTGATCCTGAGGAGGGTGGCATCGTCAAGAGGGACTGGTTCCGCCTGTGGCCCGATGGCAAGCCCATACCGCAGTTGGAATACGTCATCCAGTCCTATGACTGCGCCAACACCGACAAGACGGTCAACGACCCCACAGCCGCCATCACGTTTGGGGTATTCAAGCCCTTGGACGGTGGCATGTGTGCCTTGGTGCTGGACTGCTGGCAAGACCACATGCAGTACCCTGACCTGCGCCCCAAGGTGATCGACGAGTACGAGATCGTCTACGGTGAGGGCAAGGGCAAGAAGAGGGTTGACCTGATTCTGGTGGAAGACAAGTCTGCCGGTATCAGTCTTATACAGGACTTACAGCGTGCCCACCTGCCGGTGCGTGCGTACAACCCCGGCAAGGCTGACAAGATCCAGCGCCTGAGCATTGTGTCCAACATCATCAAGGCAGGGCGTGTGTGGATCCCTGAGAGCGGTGTGAAGAAGGGCTTTGTGCGCGACTGGGCCGAGGGTATGGTCAGTCAGGTTTGCTCGTTCCCTGAGACCGTACACGACGACTATGTGGACGCCCTGTCCCAAGGGCTGAGGTATCTGAGGGACGCTGGCTGGCTGAGCATTGACGCCCCGCCGAGGGAGGACTACGACCCTGAGGATGTGATTGACGCGGGAGGCGGAAGGAGAGAGAATCCATACGCCGTATAAGCACCAAGACGCATGGGGATTGATACAACACCACAACGAAAGTTGTTGGAAAGCGGGTCGCCAAAACCAGCGCCAGTCCCCAGCCGTGTTGGTGGAAAGGAAAGTAAACGGAGGATGGGAAAACGAAAGTTGGATACCCCACCGACCACCAACAACACACACTTCACATGCGCCGCTTCACTCCCTATAATTGCGCCAGTCCAATATGACGAGGTACGTCGTGGCGAAATTCAAAGAACCTGCAAATACCGTCAAGGCGTACAAGATGTTCCGGGTCGATCCGAAGCAACCCGGCAAACTGTTTCCCCTGTTTGTTGACCCTTACACGCCCGTGCCTATGAATGAGTGGATGGAGGCCAAAGAGGGCGAGATGTCCAACGGCAAGGTCAAGTCCAAGATTGGCCCGCTGGCCTATCGTCCGGGCTGGCACGCTGGCGACCTTCCCCTCGCCACTCACATCGGTGACAAGGACGAAGAGCAGAAGGCTGAGGTGGCTCGCATCAATCAATTGCGTGACTCCATGGTGGCTGATCTTGGGTACGACAAAGAGGCCCAGAAGATCGCCAAGAAGATGTTTCCCTACCCCGCATGGGTGAACGCCCCTCGCCTGCGCAATCCACGCCATATCTGGGCTGAGATTGAGATGCCCCATGACGTTGACTGGCAGTCAGAGGCCACCAAGCGCGGTTACAACGACCAAGGCAAGTTCATCGCGGGTCAAGCACACATTACCGACCAGATCCCCAAGGGCGGTCACTATCGGTACAAGACCAACTCCAACATGACCGGTAACTGGCTCATTGGTGGGGCAATGAAGGTCAACCGAATACTGGACGACAAGGAAGTCAGCGCCATCAACAAGGAAGCTGGCACTGCCGACCTGCCCCGCTTGGCTCCCATGAAGAAGGAAAAGTTTGGCTTTGCCGGTGGCGGCACTGTGGCCCCCGACGAGTGGAAGGCCGAGGAGCACGTCAACTACGGCAAGCCTCCTGTGCACATGAATAAAGGCGGCAACCTTACTGTGGAAGAGATGCGCAGGGCCATTGCCAAGGCATCGGGCTCCAATCCTCCCATGGCTGAGAAGAACCTGACGACCCTGCAAGACTTTCATACCAGCTTGGGTGACAACATCCGCGCCAAAGTGAAGGAGGCGCAAGATCAGATGAACTCGTGGAATTACAAGTATGACAAAGGCCACCGAGTATTTACTGAGGACAGCGCCAAGAAAAACAGAGCACCATACGAGATTCTTGAGCGTCACCGCCATGGAAACCAACTCATGTGGGAAGGCGAGCCATGGAGAAGCAAGAAGATCATTGACCCTGAGACGGGAAAGGCCAAGCGCACACCGTACGAGCCTGCCTACCGCGTGCGTGGCGAAATCGGAGAGATGATCCTGCCTGAGTCAGCCATCAAGGGTCGAGTTGATTTAGCCAATGGTGGCGTGGTTCATCTTGCTGTTGGTGGCCCTGACTGGAAGCCTCACCCAGAGAACGATCTCCTTCAGCCAATTGGTTCATCCAAAATGGTTGGCGAGGAGAAACTTGTATCTGATGATGGCGACTTCAAGTCGGGCTTGTCAATGTTCCCGTCACGCAAAAAATCCTACAGGTACGTTTATCACGGCGAAGACCAGACACCAATCGGCGCAATGCAGATTGCCACGCAAGGCCCGCGCAGTAAGAAGGCCGTGATCCAGAATTTGTACGTTGCCGAGGCCAGCCGTCGTCAAGGAATTGCATCAAAGCTACTTGATCGCGCCAGACAAGACTTTGATGTCAGCCACAGTGATGACTTGACAACAGCAGGCAGGGCTTTTGCCAAAGCAAAAAAAGCACACGGCGGTAGAGTCACTCACGCCCACCACTTAGATATTGAGGAGCGCCCCCTATGAAGAAGCTGGTCGGCGAAGGTAAGCCATTCCACTCTGCTGTTGACAAATCCGCCAAGGGTTTGAAGCGCAAGGTTGGTACAGGCGCAGAGTTCATGAAAGAACTCATGGGCATCACTGGCATCAAGCCCACTGAGATCCAAGAGCGCGGCCTCAATGAAGTCATGGACATGCCCCGCATGACGCATGAGCAGTTCATG